GCTGACGAACTAGGTACTTGTGCTACGTTGGGGCTAGAATGTGTCATACGCCCTGTCACAGTTCCATTTGCATTTACATATCCATGTACTCTACCATCATCTTCAACAGCATCAAGCCAACTCTGTACCTGTGCAATACGCTTCTGAACCAATAGGTATTCAGCAATCATAGAGGCTTCGGGTATATTAGTGACCTTTGCTAGGACTGCTTCATCTACAATGGCTTGACCCTTTTCAGTGAACTGCTTAGGCTTCCAACCAAAGTATTGTAAGTACCGCCCTATCTGCTGTCGTGAACCAAGGTTAAACTCTGGGTAGTCTATCCTACTAAACTCACCGCCAACTGTAGCCCACTGCTCCCCAAGGAACTTGAGACCTACAACGGACAATGAAGCATCCTTCTTGAACTTAGGTTTGACATTACGTACATACGTAGGTAACGGCTTGAATGTATTATGCACCGCATCCTCTAATTCAAACTTACGTTCTTTGAGTTTAGCCAGTAGTACAAACGCACCCTCTTGGTCTAGCAACCATCCATTGTGGATTTGCGTTGAGATAATGCTTTGTACTTGATGCTCAAGGCTAATGCTTTCGCTTCCAAAGTCAGACAAAGCACTTCGTAGCGCGTTGTAAACTTTGACATTGACCCTAACATCTTGCTCACAATATTCCACCATCTCTGGCGAATAACTGTCCCACACATCGTGTTCACCTTTTGGACAACCTAGTAGCTGTCCCCAGTTTTCTAAGGAATGACCCCCCTCTCTTTGTGGGTCGGCTAGTCTTGATAATACTAATGTATCAGTTATCTTACACTTACTAAAGTCTGCACCTAACAGTCTTTCCAAGACAGGTATGTCGTAGTCAATGATGTTGTGACCTATCAACTCGCACTCTCCCTGTTCTTCAAGCCACTCATGGAAACGACCAATCTTTATACCATTGGGGTGTATTGAGTACACTATATCGCAACCTACTTCTTGGATACAGATACACCACACCTTGTCTGGGTTAAGACCATTGGCTTCTATGTCAAATACAAACTGCTTCATTTAAAACTCCTGCTTCTCGTCACCGACAGGACAGGTTGTTTCAATCATACGCCCTGTGTCCTTGTCGTAGTACAGATAGCAAGCACACCCTGTCAGCCCTGCGTATCGGTTCTTGAGTACGCGCACTGTGGTCGTGTTGCGAACCTGTGGGTCAGCGTGTTGTTGGTCTCGCTCCAAGCCAATCACCATGTCGGATAGCTGTGCGATAGAAGCAGAACCACGTAACTCTGCCAAGCTAATCTGACCGCCATCTTCATGTGCCTTGCCATTGGGTCTGCGTAGGTGAGACACTAGGAACAATCCTATCCCTGTCTCCTGTACTAACTGTCGTAGCTTAGTCATTATGCTGTCAATAGCCTTACGCTCATCACCTGTCTCTTGGTCGGACACTACGATACTAAGATGGTCTAGGATAATCCACTTACAGTCCAGACCTTTAGCCATGTAGCGTACCCTTGACAACAGGTTGTCCTCACTGGTAGAACCCCAATGGTCATACATAAAGATACGACCAGTGCCAAGGGTATTGTCCCAGAATACTTTTTTATCTTCCCTTGGTGCATCCCTGCTCAAATGTAGGGTCTGATTAGCTTCAATGCTCATTATCCCTAGCGCAGTCTTGGGTATGTCCTCCTCTAGTGCGAGTATGCCAATGTTGTCATCAGTTGCACCTAGTAAATAGTGTTCCAACTCTCTGACCATCTGTGACTTACCCATGCCCGAACCACTCGTAATTGTGACCAACTCTCTTTCCCTAAAGCCATAAGTAAGGTCGTTAAGGCACGACCAAGGGTAAGGGATAGATTTAATATCTTCTTGAGAAAGTATAGAGTCCCACGTATCAATACCAGAGACAATCCCAGAAGGGCAATAAGATTTAGCATTCCACCACTCCTTTATAAAACCTTGTACGTTACGTTCCTTTAGCATCTCCCCTGCATCTTTCATAGGCAACACTACGTTCTTTGCCTTGTTAGGGGTGAACAAATCAAGCACTGCTCTCGATGCTTCCTGCCCTGCCTTGTCGTTATCAAAACAGATAACCACGTTCTCAAATGTCTCAAGCCATTCCAAGTTTTGCTTGATGTCCTTGACTGCCCCCGATGCACCAGAGCGTATGGACACTACTGCCCACTTGTTATCAAACATCTCTGATACGGCTAGGGCATCTGCTTCTCCTTCAACAACAGTCACGTACTTACCGCCACTCTTGAACGCTTGCTGACCAAACAATCCTACGTTGTCAAACGTACCGCTTGCGTAGAATGATTTGTTGTCAACGATGCGAGACTTAGTCCCTGTCTGTGTACCGCTGTCCTTATCGTAGTAGGGATAGTGGTGCTTTACAATTTGTCCCGATGCTCCGTACTCTACTGTGACACCGAACTGTTTGCACGTTGTCTCTGAGATACGCCTGTCGGGGATTGAAGCTACAACACCTGTCATCTCTAATCTCCTAGTTGATTGTGGTTTACTTTCAACGACCTCACCATTAGCCTTCTCGTAATGGTTGCAGTCCACTGTGAAGCAGACTGCGTGACCATCAGAATATCTGGCTAGGTTGTTCCTAGAGCCACACGCAGGGCATGGCTCATGTCGGACAAAGCGAGAGTCAGTCATTAAAAGTCACCGCCACCTTCTGAGGCTTCGGCTAATTCTAAGACCTTCACCTTAGACAGGTACGTTGCTGTACCATGAACAGGGTGAGGTTTACCCTCTGCGTACTGAACGCGAACCTTAGAGCCTCTGGTTAGACGACCAGTAAACTCAGCACCATCAGCATCGTACATAGGTACTTCGTACTTAGTGCTGAACTTACGCTGTGCTGTGCCTTCGTACTCGCGTAGCTTGACACCCTTATTGGCTAGGGTATCAGCAACAGCAGGTTCTAAAGACAGAACCAAAGAGTACTTACCAGTTGATTGACCTTGATACATTTCGTGTTCGTCAAGGTTAGCGAACGCTACGTTACCTTCTAATGTTGCCATAGTAATTTACCTTCTGTTAATTAATAAAAGATTACCTTAGGATACTTTAGGATATATCTTTAATGTTAATAAACCAAAGTATCTAAGAATATTATAACACATATTTTTAGTTAATGCAACACCTCCTTTTGTTGTTCCAGTTCATCTTCCAAAATACGCCAGTTAGATTCATAAGCGCAGTCCCAGTTATCCCAATAACCATTAGCTATATCTCTGTCTGCCATTAGGATTGCCATCTGATTAAGACAAGGTTCATGGTTTAAATGTAACTCTAGTTGTGTAGTCATCATTGTAACAACTCCTGTTTTAAAATATCGTCAATACTATTTAGTATATCATCATCGTTATCAAATGTCACCCAGTCATCTTCAAGGGCTTGGTCGGAATGTTTGAGACAGGTGTTACATAAATCCAAGTGCAACCCTGTTACCCTGTCTTTTCTTTTCAGTTCTATCTCAGTCAATATAACGTCACACGCTTTGCATCTACTCATTTTCGTCTATCTCCACATAGCAACGACCAATATTTATGTTGATAAAGGGTAGTAAGATAACCACGCCCTCAAAAGGCATGGTTGTCCATGTATACTCACCTGTTATCGAGTCAACCTTAGTCACCCATACTGGTCTACTGTCAACGAATTCTACGTCTATACCAACCCCATTCCGCAGTTCAATAGACCACAGCATACCAAACATACTAACTGTTGTTCTCATTTGTCACCCCCAAATTGTTTTCTAAGTTGCTTCTCAATACGCTCTACCTCTGCCCATCTAGCCTTTACCTCTGCCCTACGTATCTCCATCTCCTCTGGTGATATTGGTGGGTACAGGTGGGCATCTTCCCAGTTCTCTGGGTCATCATCTACCTCAGTCCTGCGGTCATCGGCATAGTATCCCTTGCCTTCGCAGTAGTCGCTATAGTCATAGCTAGGGTCATCAGTTATTCTACACAGCATAACAAGCTCCACTCTGGGTCTCCATTAGTCCGTAGTTATGACCATATCCCAGATAATAGTCATCGGATTGATTGTCAAGCGCAGGGTATCCATGTACACAGTCGAACTCCCCACGCTCGTAGTCGCTTAAATCATTAAAACCATAGTACAATTCACTAACATAGTCAAGCATTACTTTTCTCCTCTAACCTTTGGTGTTGTTCCAGTAAGAAGTCCACCACCTCTACAACTTCCATACAGGTACGCCTATCCTCACAATCACCATGTTGACCTCTACGAAAATCTGCATACCTCTTGTAATCATCTCTTACACGTTCCATTACATCTACAATAGTCATCTTATACTCCCAGATAGTTGGTTATAAAAATGTATCCTAACATAAGTACACCACCAAGTAAAGCACCTTGTATAAAATCTTTTACAATATCACTCATAGTATTACTCCATTACCAGTACCTAAT